CTCAAGTTCTGTTCGGTTAGTCATAATCAGTTACGATAGAGTCGTTGAACGATGATAACATTTGCTGCTCCCATAATGTAACCGAGCAGGAAAAGGATGCCAATAGTCATAATCAAACAGTAGCGGGAGACAGAGAAACTTCAACTCGCTTGAGATTCAATCCAGCAAGTTGCTCATTGACTCGCTTACAGATAACCTCAGTGGGATTCTTGAGTTTACTCTTTTCATACCAGATTGTCGTGCAACCATCATAGGTTTCGACTTGAATTCGGATGGTTTTCATAATCAGTACAGAAGAGAAAATGAACCACAGAAGCGACGAACCCATTGCAGTGTATCATAGTGACTGCGGGGTTTCGACATCACCATGCTTTTATTGGTCTCAGGATTGAGAGCAATAGCAACGTATTTGTTATCACCCTCTTGAAACTCTGGAGTTACCTCCTGAATGAACATCTGGCGGACGATACCTTCCTTCCAGTTGGTAGTGTAATGAAAAACCATTGAGTTGCGTGGTTTGATTCAACAAAGTCATTATAAAGGTGCCACAGGTCATCCTGGAGTGTCTGGTGGACACTTAGAGAACTGTCACCACAGATCAGATTCGATCACTTGAGAGAACACAACACCAATCTTTTTGCAAAACTGCTCTGCAACCTCTTCAAGTGTAGCATAACGATCGTCTTCGAGTTCATCAGCATCCACACAAAACTCTACCATGTCGAAACCATTAGGAATCCAGGAAGTAGAGTCGGTGGGAATAAAGAACTCTACACCAACTTCAACGAAAGTGGGGTTGGTGGTGTGCTGAATGAAGGAAGGCATTGGAGTGATTTGCTTCAATACAGATACAATACACGATCTGGAGTGCTCTGCTCATTTTGTGTGACAGAACTTCAAGTGTCACACTCAGAACTTTTCAATGTAATTCTTTATATTGTTACGGATAAATCCCCAACCTTTGGCATCATAAAATCTTACACCATGTTCACGAAACTCTTGACGTGCAGCACGACAATCATCTTCATATTCAAGAAGTCGTGCTACTTTTCGGATTTCAGAAGAGTTCATGTAACTAATTTGTCTACTTCAATAGAATACCAGATTTTGACTCAGAAAACAAGATTATGTGACAGAATCTCAACTGTCATATACTTTCTTACCATTTACAATGTGACCAGAACCTTTTGCATCACTAAATGGAACACCTTTTGACCTAAATGCACTTCTTGCTGCTTCTGCTTCACCTTTTTGTCTTTCTCTTTTTGCCTTTTTGTATTCTTGTGCTTTTTCAGTTGCTCTTTCTGCACCACCACTCACTCTTGCATAATCAACCATTTCTTGTTGATTTTTTGCTTTGATGTATGCTCTTTGCTTTCTTACATAATCAGGATCATTTGGATCTGGTTTTTGTATCTTAGCAACACTCTTTACAACTTTCTTTGTTGTTTTTCTTGCTGAAGGAGTTACCATCAACACTTCGTCAACATTATCACCATCATACTCAACTTCATCTGCTAATCCTTGCTTTTGAAGTTTTGCATGTTTCATCAATGCAGCAAGTGCTTCTCTTTTATCTCTGATCTTTTTGATGTTCTGAGCACGTTTCTTTACTTCAGGTGATCTTGTTACAACAACTTCATCTAATTCAATTTCTTCCTTATTCATTAACTGATGTGCAAGATCATTTGCTCTTCTTTGTTGATTTCTATAAAGTTGTTGTCTTGCATCAGAACTTGCTCTTGCAGTATCACGATCTGCTACAGTTTTAATTCTTTTTTCAATTGTATTTGCTCGTTTTGAGTCTGCTGTAGTATTTCTTCTTCTGAGTGCTGATATTCTTCTTTCTGCTTTTTCTTCACCAGTTTTACCAGAATATCTAAAATCACCTGCTTGACGAGTGACAGGAACCTTTGACTCACAAATTGACATGAACTCCTCAAAAGTTCTTGCTCTTGGATTATAGTATGGATTCACATCGGATCTATACTGTGTTCCACCTACATTCTTACCAAGATGCTTCTCTTGTCTTCTCTTCTTCTCAAGTTCATATTGCTGTTTAGCAGTTCTTGGTTTAGGAATGGGTTTTCCAGTAATTCCTACAACAGTTTGATCTTTTGCCTTTGCCATTTTAACCAATACTTTTTAGGTATTTATTAAAAAAGATCACCCGAAGGTGATCTCAAACACTTACCAATTCTTTGGAAGTACAAAGTTGTTGTATGAGAATACTTCACGATCCACGACTTTATAACTCCCAAATTGATTATGAATTACAAATCCTTCGTGGAATGATTGCTCTCCATTGATGTAACATTCAATCTCATCCATTTCGTGAATGAACAAGAATAGATCATCCTTGATACTTTTAACAAGTTTATGAAGTCGTAGGAGGTTTACGTCACAATCGCATTTTTCTGCAATTTCATCTTCATTCACGACCCGTTGCTCTCTGATGCAAGCATTGATCTCCTTTTTGATTTCTGATGCTTTGCGAGTAGTCACAAACTCACAAAGAGTACTCATTTGCTCGGCAAACTTACACACATCCTCCAAATCTTCACGATAAGGATTCAGTTCTACATGAGGTTGCACAAACAGAACATTTTTGGTGCTTGTGAACTTACTGGTGATTGGATGTGCTTCCATTTCAGGAAGACGATCACCAGTGTAATATGTGTGAGGACAAATAATAATGTCTTGACGAACTGGAGCAGGAAACTTGTAAGTAATCAGTTGTGGTTTGAATGTGTCAAGACCACCACCAAATCCGATCCAATCACCCTGATAAACGCATTCTGTGCGTGGTAGGAAATCAAGACAGAAAATGAGAATCTGTGCTACACCAGGTTGATGACCAAAGTGAGTAAAGATGTCATCCTGATTATAGCAAAGACGAATCTTTTGTTTATTAAATGCTGCTTTTGTGCAGACAAAGAACTTACCATTCTCGGGATTAGTTCCCCACACAAGTGCAGGCGAACCATCCATCTTGGTGCTGATGATAGAGTTAGGTTCGGCAAACCAATCAAGAACCGAAAGATCACCCGTCAGGATGCTATCTTCAGGATGGTCGATGTGCTTGTTCTGAGTCATGATAAGTTTGTGAACAGTTAAAGTATAAAACCACTTCAGCACCTTTGGGAACTGAAGTGGTCAGTTTATTAAATGTCTTCTTTGAGTTTATCTTGTGCAGATTTACTGATCTTACATACCATATCATTGGCGTAGAAGTATTTTACCCTTTCACGACGAGCAGCAATCAAGAGATCGTATTCTTCTTGTTGCTGTTTAGTGAAAGTGAAATCTTGACGACGCCAAGTTTCTTTCATCTCCCGAATGTGCGGAAGAACATTAACGGTGTCGGTCATAATCAGAAATCGTAATTGGAGTTCAGAAAAGCATTGAAAGTTTGAGTGTCTTCATCTTCATCGAAGAGACCATTAAGATCTGCTTCAGTGAAATCAAATCCAGCAGACTCTTCAATTTGAATGTCATCAAAGTGGTTCATTGGTGTTCCTCAACTGAACAAATGTAATATACAGTGAATTGGGGTGCTTGTGTGAGAATGGTGGACAGTTGAATAAGCGTCCACTCAACGTTTCATAATTGCTTTTAATCTTTGCCTTTTTGCAGATAATTGTGCGTATGCTTCACGTTCCATTTCATCGTGAGATTGTCTGATTTGTTGACCTTTCCAGCGAGCAGATTGTTTTGCAACCTGTTTGCTATATTCATTAGGTTCCGTATGTGGAATTTGCTCTGTTTGCAACTCTCTCTTGATTTCTTTCTTTAGTTCTTCTCTGTCTGATTCTCTACTTTTTCTTTCTTGTTGAGTGTCATGATAATCTGCAACACGTTCTCTTTGTGCTGACATTTGATCTTTTTGTCTCTGTTTGAGTTCTCTTCTTCTTGTCTCAATATCTTCTTCAATTTTCTTAATTGATTTTGCTACTCTTTTAGCATGTTTTTCTACTTTCTTCCCACCACTTTGGTCTAATACTTGCTTCTTAATTTCTTTCTTTGATGGTTTAACTTTTGGACCACCATAAGATTGAAGAGTGTATGTTAGAGTGCCACTTGAATCTCTATTCACAGTTCCAGGAACTGCATGTGGAGGAGTTTCTGGTTTCTTACCTTCACAAATTTCGTAGAACTCTCTAAATGTCAGCATCTTTCTTGTTTTTTGAGTATTTATTCAAACTCAAACGGTTTGTTAGATTTTCTTGGTGGTGGTGTCTGATAGTCTGGAAGTGTTGAAGCATCAATCACAACCTCAACATTTTGATTCTTATCTATTGGAAAATGATTTACTCTGATTACACCATAGATGATAAAGAAGTTAGTGATGAGAATTTGTGAAGTGATCAGCAATCGAATGAGTGCTACTTTATCTGCCTCTTTATCACATTTACTTGCTTTTTCTCCAAGTGCTTTAGCAAGCAATCGCCACACAGTTTTCCTCTTCTTCATAGATTGATTCACGCGACTTGATGTATTTTAGTTCTTTCCATTGTTCAGCATAACAAATCACAAGCAATCTTTCATTTCTGTGAATAGGACAACATTCAAGATTTACTTCATCTTTTGGACGAACAATGTGCTCAATGGTGATGTATTCTTCATCTTTGAAGTAAACCCAACCTTCAACACCTTTTGTCCATTCAACATAATCATTTACATTGGGTTCGTAAGTCATACAAATGCTGCTTCCAAAGGGTTAAGATTTAGAGACATTGCGGTATAGTTTCGCGTGTCCCGAATATTTACACAAGCACCGATGGTCTTACTATTGATTGGGGCGAAGTATTCTCCAGTTTTGGTGTTGTAAAAAGAGTGAATAGTTCTGGTTTGAGCGCCACCATTATAGACAAACTTGCGAGTGTTACACAACCAGATGCTAACAACATTTTTTTTGAATTCTTCTGCTTCATAAAAATACCCCTGAGGAGGGGAATGACAAAAAGTTGATGGTAGTTCAACAATCATACTCTCTTTCTACAGTTAGAAGAGAAATCAATGTTTTGAGTTTAGCAATCTCTTGCTCTTGGTCGCTGATTTTATTTTGAAGACGTGCGATTTGTGCTTGATACTGTTCTTTCAAATCAAACAGCATTTTGTTTGTGTGTGCAACGTGGTGTGTCATGGTCAGGT